TTCCTGTATGGGAAAATATTGCAACAGAATCAACAGCAGGAGAATCTGCACCAGCACCAACATGCAAAAGGTCTACTGGAGAGTCATTTCCAATACCGACCTTGTCTGACTTTATAAAAACAGTATTTGAATTAGCTCCATCTGTTAATACAAGAGAATCTGCACTTGCATCGTTAAATACACTTGCTTTTGTAGTCCCTGCTTCTTGGAATTGAACATAACTATCTCTACCATCCGCTGAGTCTATATTTATTAATGCTGATGAACTTGCACCATCTTGCTCTACTACTAAAATTGTATTATTGCTATTATGGTTTCCATAAATATGCAACGAAGTTTCGACACCTGAACTTATTGGACTTGTAGTTCCAATACCTACATTGCCAGAGTCATCTATCCTCATTTTTTCATTTGAATTAACCTCAAATGCTATTTCTCCTGTACTTGTTTGAGCATTTAAAACAACTGTATCATCATTGTTTGTAGTGGCTTGTGTTTCTATTAACAAACCTCTACCATCTTGACCAGAAAACATAGCATGGACACTATTTATACCGCCCCTTACGTCAAGCTTTTGTTGAGGAGAAGTAGAATTTATACCAACATTGCCTCCACCAAGTACAGTTATTCTTTCAGTATCATTTGTTGCAATTTTTACATGAGCATTTTCAGCATTCCATACATTTAAATGGTCTGTTGAGCCTCCAGTATATCCCAAATATCCTTTTACTGCACTTGTATCTAAGAAGCTTATATAAGTATTGCCTGAAGCGTTGGTATCATTTTCTATTCTAAATATTTCACCAGAACCTTTCACATGAAGTTTTGTTGATGGCGTTACTCCAATACCAACTGAGCCAGATTCAAGCCTTAAAGTTTCTGTTAATGTACCAGCTTTCATTGTTGAAAAAACTATGTTTCCATCTTCACTACCATCTGATACATCAGTTGATTTTGATATAATTCTTCCAAATATAGTTCTATTAGCACCATCATCATTACCTTCAAAATCTATTTGACCGAGGTTATCATCATCAGCTTCATCGGAAGTGTTTTTATAAAAATTTATCTGTGCTGGTAAATTATTGGCATTCGTATTTTCCAATAAAAGAACAGGCGTAGCAGATGCTTCGCTTGATGAAATGTGTAAAGCCTCTAAAGGACTTGCTGTGCCAATACCAACCGAGCCAGCTCCATCTATAGTCATAGCGTGGATTGTAGTGCCTAATGTTCGTACTCTAAAATTTATATCTGCTCCAGCTCCATCATATATATTATCAATATAAGCTGTACCAGCATTTGTGTCTGACCATATATCAAGACCTTGAGTATTGTTATCATTACGAAGAGATAAAACTGCATCATTGCCAGATATAGAATTAGTAATTTGCAATCCAACTACAGGGTCTGTTGAACCATCTGGTCTTACAGAACAAGGACTTGAAGTACCAATGCCGACATTTTGACTTGCATCTATAACTATAGCATCTGTTCCATCTCCAGACCTTAATTTTAGAATACCACCTGATAATCTTGTACCTACAAACATGGTTGCAGATGAATCTTGAAAGGTAATAGAAGAGCCAATGTTATCATCAGGTGAACCAAAAAATATTCCACCGAAACTTGAAGCTGGAGTTAAAATTGATATTCCAGCATTACCACTATTTTCTACAACCAAATCATCTGCATCAGCATGAGCAGTTACACTTCCAGCAGAAGCAGTATGCACATGAAGAGTTCCATCTCCAGAAGCAATGCCTATACCAGCCGAAACTACTCCACCGCTTGTAGAATGAAGAGTCAAAGCATCATTACCTAAAGGTGCTAATATTAAATTTCTTGCTCCACTATCTAATACTGTAGAACGTATTGTTGCATCATTTAATGCTATTCTTATGTAATCGTTTGTAGTAGACCAATTATTAGTAACTGAAAAAGTAGTAGTATTTTTTGCACCATTTACAGTCACATCCATATTGCTTGTGTCTACTGTAAATACATCACCACCATCTCCATCTTTTCTAACCAGTAGTGCTTCTGTGCTATTTATGTCTATTGTTGATGTGCCTTGAAGTACCTCATTTAATGTTAATGCTATTCCACCAGATACAGTGAGGTCACCTGTAATCGTGACATCTCCATCCATTGTTCCACCATTGCCAAGATTCTTGACATTGGTTTGCCCCATTGATCCAAACATATTAAATCTCCACCATTCTTACCGCACCTGTAGTAGTGCTAGTAGAGTTAAAATTAAAATATACAGTATTACCTAACCCTCTAGGTACTGTAATAAAAAATTGTGTATTAGCTGGTATTAGTAAATCGTTACTAGCATTTACGTTTGTTTCAGATGTAGTAAAATTATAATATATCTCTACTGCTGAATATACACCTAATGTAGATGTGCTACCTAATAATAGTTTATGTGATGTGTTTGCTACGTCTGCTGAACTTCCTGCTGTTCCTGCTGTTGATACTGTCCATTTACCCCCAACTGTAGCATTTACTGCTTCTTGTACTGAATGTGTATGTAGGTCTGCCATTTTTCTCCCTCTCTAAGCTATGACACAAGCGTGAACGAGACTTGTGATTATTTATTTATTCTTCTTCTGAAGATTCCTCAACTGATTCTTTGTATGGAGTCCAATTATCTGCTCCAGTTACCTGTTCATAATCTTTCTTGAGTTCTTCTAATTTTTCAGGATGTTGAAATACAACTGTTGCTTCAATTCTTTCTACTTTACCTGATTTTTTATGTTTCCAATATTGCATATTAACCTCATGTTATTGGGGGCATAATAAATACACCCCCAATATTTTAAGAATACTAACTAAGCGTTACGGATTTTAAGACCTTTCTTATTATCTGTATCGTCTATTCTCTTTACACCATAAAGCAAATCTGCGACTACTTTAGTACCTAAAGCATCAATCGAATATTCGCTTTGCACCCTAACATCTTGCTGAGAAGCAAAAGCTACGGCTGATTTATGGAAAATAGCTCCACTAATTGTGTTAGCACCTGCTCCACCTTCGTTAGCTGTATCTACAGTATTTGACATATAAACGTCAATTCCGTAAAGTGATCCAACAAGACCTGAGCGTAAACCTCTGTTTCCTTCACCAACAGCATCATTTCTGATAAAGTATTGTGCAATACCAGCAGAAGGATTTAAGATGTCAGCAAATAGTGTTGGATTAACAACCATTGCACACTCTCCATCCATGTAAGGAATATCTGCTTCACCTAAAGTAGCCAAAGCTTCTTCAAATTTTCCAGCAGTTAAAGTATCATCATCAGCTAAGTTCAATGAATCTTCTAAGCTTTGTAGCTCAGTCCATATATCAGCATCTACTTGACGGCTAAGAGCTTCACCCATCATTCTTGAATACTTTTCTACTAAATCAGCTTCAGATTGGATTAAAGTCAAATCTTCAAATAATTTAGCGACATATTTGTGTTTATTAACAGTTAGTTGAGTTTCTGTAGTTGCAGTTGCATCATAAGATACATCAGCACCAGCAGATTTATCAGATGCACTTATCAAGCTCATTTCTGGAATATGAAGAACATCTCCATAGCCTTTTCCAGCAAAAAGAGCAGAATAATCATCTACTAATCCACGAAATACAGATTTTCTTTCAAAATACTTATAAATTCCATCTGCCCAAATTTCTGGTATAAAATGTTGGTCAGTCGTGTTAGTTACAGCACTACCTTGATAATGTTTAGACATTTATTTTACCTTTTAACGTATGACTCCAATATCGTACCCCAGTTTCTTCTACGTTCTTCACTTGACATTTCAGTCCAATCGCCTATTTTTTCAGTAGGTATTGTTCCTTTAGTGTCTGGTGGATTTACTTTTTCTATTTCTGTAAACTCTTCAACAATACTTAAAAGAACTTCGGTATCAACATTGGCAAATTTTTCTCTTTTTGATTCAGGAAGTTGAGCTAAAGCACCTTCACGAAGTCTTTTATCCATTGAATCCCATCTGTCCTTATAGGGCTTATAGGAATCAAGTTGTTTGACAAGCTCTGCATTGAGTTCTTGCCATTTTTCTTCTTCTTGAAGCTTTGCTCTTTTGCCTTCTTCCTCCTTACTTTTAAATGATTCAAGCATTTCACGGAGTTCATTTCTTTCTGAAATAACTTCATTTAATCTTGAAATTGGTACATTGTTTTCGTCTTTAGTGACGTTTTCCTGTTTTACATCTGGCTCGATGGTCGTTTCTTCAGACATTTTTACCTCTTCAGTGAGTTATGAATTGTGCAAGAATACTCTTGCATTAAAGATATGCTATAATGTAAGTTAGTAAAGTAATCTAATGCAAGAAAAAAATTACGAATTTAAGAAAAAATGGTTTGACTACTTAGGTTACAAACCTCATAGTGGGCAAATCCCTTTGCATTACCCTACAAAACAAGATGCCAGATTTCAAGTGGTAGTATGTGGGCGTAGATTTGGTAAGACTTGGGCAAGTGCAATGGAAGCTACTTATGTAGCATCTCAGCCAAACAAAAGAATTTGGGTAGTGGGGATGTCATACAAGAAAGCTAGGTTGATATTTCGTGAGATTTGGCAACGTATGGTTGTTGGTCATGCAGATGATATAGATAAGGCATCAGAAAAAGATATGTACATTCGTTTTAAATGGGGTACAATCGTAGAAGGAATGTCGGCAGACAATCCATCAAGTCTTGTTGGTGAAGGTTTAGACCTCTTGGTAATTGATGAGGTTGCCAAGATGAATAAAAAAATTTGGGATATGTATCTATCCCCAACAGTAGCAGGTAGAAAAGGTAAAGTTATTTTTATAACAACACCAGAAGGCAGAAACTGGATATATGATTTGTTTAAACTAGGTGCAGATGATCCAATGTGGGAAAGCCATACATCGCCATCGTGGATAAATGAACATGAGTTCCCACTGGGGTTGAGTGATCCTGCTATCATAGAAAGAAAGAGAAATATGTCAAAAGAACTTTTTGGTCAAGAGTTCGGAGCAGAGTTTTCTGTATTTGAGGGTAAAGTTTGGGATTTTAACAGAGATTTGGATACTGGTGATTTTCCATACGATCAAAATTTACCCACATATTGTTCTATTGACTTTGGCTTTAGAATGCCAGCAGTTTTATTTTTGCAAACCTATTGGGATGGAGAACTAGAGCATATTCGTGTTTTTGACTCTATCCTACACAAGCAAAACATTAAAACAGAAGATTTAATTAAAATGATTAAAACCAAAGGCTACCCTATTATGTCTTACTATGGCGATCCTGCTGGTAGCAATGTTCAAGGTCAAAGTGGTGCTGGAGATATGGAGATTTTTAGACGTAGTGGCATTAGGATTATATCTGCAAGGGACAGAATGAGCAGAAACCTTGTTGCTAGTATTGCATATACTAGAGGATTTTTTGAAAGTGCAGATGGAGTAAGGAGAGTTCATGTGGATAGAAAATGCAAAGATTTGATAGAAGATTTTGAGGAGTACAGATACCCTGAAAGTGAAGATGGGAAACCAATAAAGGAAGAACCATTAAAAGATGGTACGCATGACCACGGAAATGATGCTTTTAGGTATTTTATTATTAACAGGTTTCCTATGAGAAATAACGAAATGAAGAGGATTCAAAGATGATTCAAAGAGTGTTAAAAGACAAATTGCTAGAAACAAAGCTAATGATTTCCCATGCTAGAAGAAATGAAATAAGAAAGCACTTAGATTACTATTCTGGCGTTTCAGTAGAGCAGTATATAACCAACTACTTTAACGGAGATGCTTTTAGGGAAATACCACCAAGTGTAACCAACTTTACCAGAAAATTTATTAATAAAATAAGCCGTATTTACAGTTTAGGAGCAAAAAGAAACGTAGGAGATGCTACGGAACGCTATGAGCAATTAATACCAACAAAAAATGTTCGCATGAAACATTCAGAAAGAATGACTAGGTTGCTTGGAACTGTTGCAAACAGAGTTCACTGGAAAGGTGAGTTTTTTGACTATAGACCTATTTATTATTTTGAGGCATACTTTGACGAAGATCCATTTGTTCCTAGTTCTATTGTTTACCCTTTACTGCACAGCACAGCAGATCTATCAAATACAGATAATATGCAGTGGGAGTATTGGAGCAATGAGTCTTATGGAATGATGGATGCAGAAGGTAAAATGCTAACTGAAATTGAAAATCCTTATGGGATTATTCCTTTTGTTTTTACTCATAGAGAAGATCAAATAGACTCTTTTTTTGTTGAAGGAGCATCAGATATTGTAAATTGCAATGAGCAGGTAAATATAGCTCTTACTGAAATGAACTTAGGTATGAGGTTTAATATGTTTGGTCAGCCGTGGGTTACAGGACTTAGAGCAGATCAAAGTATGCTCAGGGCAGGTTCTAATACGATCTTAGATATGGGGGAAGATGGTGCTTATAATATAACAAGTCCATCAGGCAACATTATGGAAGCTATAGAGAATATAAAGTTCCAAATGGAGCTTGTAGCTATCAATAATCACTTATGGATACAGTTTGCTGAGTCTGGTGGTGAAGTTCCTAGTGGAATATCACTAATGATTAAGGATATGGAGAGGAAAGAAGATTACTATGACGATATTGCTCTCTGGAGAATGTATGAGCAAGATTTTTATAATGTTGAGCGTGTAATAGCAGGATACAATGGAATTGAACTGCCAGAACAATTCGGAGTAGACTTTGAAGAGATTGATTATCCTAAAACAGTACAGGATCAGATACTAAAAGATCAGTTTGACATTCAAAACAATCTTACAACTAGAGCTAAAATAATGGTTCGTGACAATAAAGATCTTACAGTAGAGCAAGCTCAAATGATTATAGAGGGAAACAAAGCTGTAAATAACTTAGAAGCTCCTCAGCAACCAGAGCAATCTTAAATGGACATAAAAATAACAACAAACTTTAGTTTTAGTAAACTGGCAAGTCAAATAGAAAAAATATCTAATAATTTCGTAAAAAAAGTAGCTTTAAATTCAGAAAAAATATCAAAAGCTAATATAGATAGTGGTAGGCTTGCTCCATTAAAAGAATCTACTAAAAAATGGAGAAAGAGAGAGGGTTTTCCTGCATCTCCACCGCTAAAAGCATCTGGTAAAATGTATGACAGTATAAAAGCAGAGGGTAATAAGCTGTCTTTGCTAAAATATGGTAAATATCACAATGATGGCAAAGTTCCAACTACTGTTGCTAGACCTTTTATCTCTGGACTAAGTATTACTGATATAAAAGAAGTAGATAAAATGAGTAAAAAACTTATTCAAGACATAAATAAAGCACTAAAAAAATAATAAACATTGTATTAAAGAACATACTCAAGTTATATTAGAGTATGAATAGAATAGAAGATCATTTATTACGCTTATTGCTTGAATGTTTATCTGCTCAAGAGTCCTCAATAGAAAAATTAAATAAAAAATTAGAGGGATTACAAGAGTTATCTCTAATGAATAATGATTTATTGGGATTTTTAGCCAAAAATTCCTCAGATAGTCCTATTGTTAATTTTAATATTCCATTTAGCAAAGAATTATGGGAAGAGTTGATAAAATATTCAGCAGAGCTAGAACAATGGGGAAAAGCATAATTTGAAAAAGTTTACACTTGTAAACTGTATATGTATGAATTGTTATTGGGTGTGGGAAGTATTAGCTGTTACAGTTGATAAAGAACAGGAATGCCCTGAATGTAAATCATACGATGTTAAAATTTTTAAAAAGCAATATTGAGTGCTTTTTCTCTTTTTATTATTTGTTCCTGCCAAGCCTTTCTTTGTGCTGGGGTTTGCCTGCCTTTATTTGGTCTTGCAACACCTACGGCTTCAGCTCTCTGTCTCCAACGCCTAGCCTTTCTACGCTTTTCATTCTTTCTGTCTGCTTTCTTTTGTTGAGTAGATAACTCTTTTTTAGTAGGGGGTTTTTCTGGCACAATAGGTCGCTGAGGTAAAACCTCAATATCCTCATAGTCAGCTTCTAAAACCTCAACCTCTTCCATGTCTGATACTTGTGAATTAAGGAACTTTTCAAAGGGACTTTGATGATTGTTTACCTCAACTCGTTTGATAAGTTTACCTGAATGTTCCAAAACCAACCTACCAGCCTGCACATTGCCAGCCTCAGCCTCACGAACCATACTATTAAGCACAGTTGGCAACCTAGAACCAAAAGTAACCATATACTTCTGATAGAACACCTCTACAAACTCAGGATCTTTCATCCATCTTCGCAAAGTAGAAACATTAACACCTGATTTCTCAGCTACATCTTTCATTTTAGCCTCTGGATCAGTAACTAACATATCTATGGCAATACCCATAGCTGGCTTTAATTTATCTGGTAGGACAACACTCATTATGGTATATTATACGGACTTTATTACTTTAGTGCAAGGATTTATGGACTTTCTTTTAACTTTTTTTACGGAACAGCCTGTAGGACTTTGTTTTTATTTATTTTATGGGGAACACGTAATAACGCAATCGCTCATAACGCTCATCCGCCCTACACCCCTAACGCTCAAAACGCTCATATATATAATATATTAAACGCTCATATCGCTCAAATTAAAATAATTTTATTCTGTACTTGCTTTTGTGCGGTGGGTGGGCGTATGTAAATTAAAATCCAACCAGAAAAAAAATAACTTGCATTCTGCCAAATCATTCCAATTAAATATTGCTATCCTATAAAGGTTTTACTTGCATATGTCCCTAATTAGTTGTATGAGGATTTAGGTCGCACTTTTTGAGCGTTTATCTGAGAGTGAAAGCCGTAAACATAGCCTAGAAAGCCATAAAAAGATTTTTTAATGCAAATGTATGAATACTTAAAATAATTGGTTTAAGGTACTAAATAACCCCAATAAACACCATTCTAAATAATTGTATAGACTATTGAATTAATTGACATCAATTCAATAAAAAAACCAGAGTTTTTTCCTCTTCCATATATAAGGAGTAAATAAAAGTTAAGAAACTTAACTTTTTTACTTGATTATTAACCTAAAGGGTGTAAGATTTTCATCATGTTAAATATTGATTTAAATAACAATGGCGTTAGCCATGAGGAGAAACAAAACAAAATGAAGTTAAAAACAACCAAGAAACAAATCCGAGAAAATACAAGGGGTAACTTGTATGCTGTCGGGTATTGTGAACTACAGTATCTATTAAGGGATGAAAACCCTTTCGCATATTCAAGCGGTGTCAATGGCTGGGCGTGTGATTATTATCAATTAAGTGTCAATGGTCAAAGGGTGATAATTTCGACCGGATATTCACCGATAGGAAAAAGAATAGACTATAAAACAGTCAGAGAATACGACACAGTAGCTTCAAAATTAACAGCGTTTAATAGTGGTTTAAACTATGAACAAGCAAAGGAAGAAAGAAAAAAACTACTAAACAATTTTTTAAGAACACTAATAGAGGAGAAATAAAACCATGAAAAGTAACACTAACGTAACAATGAAAAAACCAACCAAAAAAGAAATTGATCAAGTTTTGAATGATGGTCTGGTATTGGTTGAGAAAAGTAAATCGGTAACAGATGTAATTACTAGAGATTTACATCATGCGGATGAAAACAACGAAACCCAGTTAACTAAAAAATTTGACAATATCATGAACACCTCAAAAGACGATAAAATCAAAGGCGAGAAACTTCAAGAATTATTAGAAGTTAGAAAACAGTTAAAGAGGTTCGTAAAAAATCAGATCCAAACCCTAGTAAAGGAAAAGCCTACACAGTTGGCAATTTTAGAAGACGATCACAAGACAATGACAGCAACATTAAAAAAAGTAAATAAGCCAATGGTTGAAAATGAAGAGGGGAAATACGTTGATAATTTTAATGAGACTGATATCGGAAAATATAGACTTGTGAGAATGTACAAGGAACAGAAAGCTGACAGACTAGAAGAAAGATTATTAAAATGGATGCGATCAGAAAAAAGAGAGGGTTTATTTAATGGTACGAAAGCAGATTCAAAAAATTTAGAGATGTATGATTTTGAATCTTTAAAAGCTGTGATTGAAAGCATAGAAAAAAACGGCTTATAAATCCTACTGATGAGGGGGGATTTTCATTGATCCCCCCGAAACCGCAAAGGTCTAGGTATCAATGAGGGGAATAAATGCAAAATTATAAAGATATTAAAAAGATAGCTTTTGAGAATGATAATAACTGTTGTACTGTGATTAGTGCTAGTATCATATTCAATAAAGACTATAACGAAATTCATTCGTATTTCGCCCAAAATGGGCGGAAAAATGGTAAAGGCTTGGGGTGGTACACCTACAAGAATTTAATGCGGAATTTGGCTGAAAAATACGGCTTTAAGCTATACACCTATAAACTATCATACATTAATAAAAATACATGGACTTGGAAAAATAGAGAAAATCAATCCTTGTGTTTTGTTAATTCAAGAACCGGACTAACAGTAAATAATTTTGACAACTATTTACCAAAGGGCAACTATTTACTAGGGGTTAAAAACCATGTCTTAGCCGTTAAAAATAATATTGTGCATGATTGGACAGCCGACAGAAAAAAACCGATAACAGAAATAATTAAAGTTGAATCAAATAAAAAAGTTAAGGAACTTAACTTTTCAAAATTTGATTTTTCAAAATTTTAAAGGGGGTTTAAAATGTTAAGTAAAAAAAGAGCAAAGGAATTAAAAGAGGGTTTTTATAAAGAGGAAATAACTTTATATAAATCAGACTTTGAAAGAAAAAACGGAATTGAATTTGAATATATTTTACAAGATCTATTCGGGCATAAGATAAGTCAAGAAGAAATTGAAGAAATAGAAGACATTACGCTAGAGGTTTCTGTAATTAAAAACATTGGTAAAAGGGGGTAAAATGTTAATTACTATCATAGAATTATTATATATGGCTTTAATTTTTTTATTATTCCGATATATAGGTTTAAAAATATTTGGGGGTAAATAAAATGAAAAAAATAGAAATAGATCAGGACTGCCAATTTTTAAAAGATATTGAATCGAAGCCAAATTATAATGGGGTATCACTAGGTGTTTATAATTTGATAACTACTAAAGGTGCTTTAAAACTTTGGAATAAAAATATTATAGGTGTAGCAAATAGAAAATTTAGATTAAAAGACGTTAGAAAATATTTCGGTATAACCGGCAACGCTAAAACGCTACTTTATAAATTAGAGGTTATTTCACAAATTATAAAGGGCGAAATATAATGAGAAAAAAACGTCAAGGGGGTAAACACGCACCTTATAAATCTACCAGATTGCAAGATGATACTAAGATCGCACATCTAAATACGGCAATCATTGGTAAAATAGGGGAAAATCGGGTAGAAAATCATTTGCTTGAGAATGATTATCAAGTATTTAATCAATCCGCAGATACTTGGGGAATTGATTTAGTTTGTTTTAAACCGAAACTATGGAAAAATAAATGGAAAATTGATTTAATAACGATCCAAGTAAAGTATCATACCATAGCTTATAATACTTCCTATGGAAAATCTTTAAAAGTAAATATTACTGAGAATTATGCTGATTGGATTGCCGTACCTATTGATCGTGGTTTTATAGATGATTATGATCATATTATTTATTATCCCAATGAAAATAAGGGGGTTAGGCACGTTAGAGAATTTTCTTTTAAGGAAAAACATATTGAATCAAAATATAAAAACCAAAACCCTCGCAGATGGGCAAAAAAATGGTATGATCTACCAACACCAAAACCTAAAAATGGCTGGGATAAATTAATACAATCCAGAATGGAAAAATAGAGGTTGACTTTTATATTCAATATATATAATTTCAAATTAACTAGAGGAGAAAATATGTTAGAAACAGATGTTTATTTATATGAATATCATAAAGCAAAATGTACAGATTGCTTTGAGATAAAAGATATGGATGAATTATATGGCAGTTTAAATAAAGTACATGATTATGATGATAAATGGATGAATGATTTATTTACTGAGGATGATTGGTTATGCGATCCATGTTTAAATAGCAGATTTAAAAAACATAAAGAGGAGATAAATAATGAATTTTATACTATTTAATGTAAATCTTGGAAAATATGAAAGTGATATTGTAGGCTATGAATATTACTATCATATTGATAGCGTAAAAGAAACAGTAAAAGATAACCCAAGTATGTTTGTAGAAAATGGTGGTAATTGGGTATTTACAATAAAGGAGAACAAATGAAAAAAGATAGAATGAGTTTAGTAGAAGGCATTATGTATTTAATTAGGGATGTTTTGTACTATTCCGAACTTGTAGAAATCAAGCAGTTTTTAGAATCTATAATGAAGGATAAAAAACAAGGGGGTTACGTTGATTAGTTTTATATTAGAAATTATATTAGGTCTTATATTTTGCCTACCTATGATTTGGGTGGCAAAACTTAAAACAGACCTTAATATTATGAATCATAAGCTAGATTTTTACAGAGATCAAGCTCTGATTAAGAATCGCATTCTTAAACTAAGCAACATAGCAATTTGGAGATAATAATGAGACAAAAAAATATAGATTATGAATTTGAAGCAAAATTGGCGGATAAAACCATCAGGTATTGTACTAGCTGTAGGCAATGTTGGGAGGTAGTAAGGAGAATAACGTCAATAGATCGCAAAAAAGTATCATTGAAAAATGTATATTATTATAAAAATTTTCCTAGCTATGGAAAAGAAAAAGTAACTTGTTTACATTGCTCAAACTTATCTCAGAAAGAGTTTGTAAATAAGTTCTACACAAGAAGAATAAAAGTTAAGGAACTTAACTAAAAGGAGAACAGTATGTGTAAACATGATAAAGAGAATAATGAGATGCTAAAACAAGATTATAGCGATCTTTTTGACTTAGTTGAAGATGCTATAACAGAATGGCAAGAAACAAACCACGAAGAATTAGATTCAACAGAAATAATTGTTCCTATGGTGTTTCATGAATTTTTAGCAAGTCACTTCATACATCATTTTGTAGTCAATCAAGAAAGTATAGATCAATACCTAGACTTTATAAGAAAGGCTATTTATGAAAAACATGGAGAAAAAATCCGAAGAATGGCAGATGAAAAAATGAAAGAAGATTATCCCTTTGGAAAATTCACGGAGCATGGTGTATCATGAAGCAATTTATAAAAGATGGTGTACTAACTAAATATGAAAAAGAATCTAGTAAATTAAGGATGGGCGGTGGATCATGGACAATTAATTTAGATGAGGTTTCTCTTGAATCTTTAACTAAAATTGTTTATATTACCAATCGGTATAGGTATAGCATTTCAAAAAAATGGGCGATTGAATATGGATGGACTAAATTATTAGGTGGCGAAAACAAGCTAGTGGTTCCAATAAAATTCTGGATCAAAGATGCCATTCTTTTTTAAAAATCGTAAGAGATAGAGGATAATCCAATGCTAAGAATGAACCGAGAAAAAAACAATATAGAGACATTCATAAAAAAAGAATGTGCCAATTATAATGTCGGTTTTAAATGTTCTGGTATAATGATAGGTGAGAAACTTAATCAATGGATCAATGAAGAATATGCTTATAAAAAGTGTGCTGTTTTAGATGGGAAGAAATGTGAATATTTTGAACTATGCCTAAAACCAGTACAAGGTAATAAATAACATAAGGCAATAGGTTGGGTGGGGTTTTATAAATTACCCTACCCAATCAAAAAGGAGAAGAAATAAATGCAAAGTAGTTATTATGCAGTTATGCCTAGTGATGTGAGATACCATACTGAATTAACAGCAAATGCCAAATTAATTTTTGCAGAGATTATGGCTTGCTTAGAAAAAGATGGGGTTTGTGTTAAGAACAATTCTTATTTTAGCAGGGTGTTTGACATGAGCAAAGACACAGCCTCAAGAAGTATATCTAGCTTGAGAAAATATGGGTTTATAAACATAGTATATGAGTACGAAGAAAATACTAAAAAATTTAAGAAAAGATATATTACCCCTATACAAAATTGCCTATATCTAAATAACAATTCTAAATTACCCTATGTGCAAAATAACGTAGGGGGTAATAATAATAACGAGGGTGAATTACAATTAAATGGCAATATGCTTAGTCAAAATACCCAATCATTATTATATAATAATAATAGTATAAGAAAAGTATATACCAATGGCAATTCTAAAGATACTAAGCTAAATAATCAGATCAGCGGAAAGCAGAAAAATGCTTTGTATAAAATTGTAAAAGATTTTTATAATATACAAGAATCGAGATACCCAAACATAATAGAAAAAAATTGGGATGATAACCTTGATATTGTAAATGGCAGTATAAATATACTTTATGATTTAATTAAAAAAGATGGTTTTGAGTATGATGATATTAAGAATGTTATAAGCTGGGCAGTACATGATAAGTTTTGGGGCAAGACTTTACTCAGCATAAAGTCACTGAGAAAAAAATCTGAAAATGGATTTACTAAGTTTCAGAACATTCAACATAAATATTTAAATGGGAGATAAAATGACATTTGAGGAGAATGGGATTTTTGTAAAGGGAACATCTGGGCAAGAAAAAATACAATGCCCAAAGTGTTCTAGTAGTAGAAAGAAAACATCTGATCCATGCTTGTCTGTTAATATAGATGAGGGAGTTTGGAATTGCCATCATTGTGGGTGGAAGGGAACATTGAAAAAAGTTAAGGAGCATAACTTTTCTGATGTAGTTCCAATACCGACATTACCTGATCCGCCAAAAACAAATATTCCTGAAAAAGTCTATCAATGGTTTGAGGATCGTGGAATTTCTAGGGTTGTTGTAGATTCTGAAAAAATTGGATATAACAATAGATGGATACAATTTCCCTTTTATAAGGATGGTGAAGTTGTTAATATAAAATCTAGGACATCTGATAAGAAATTTATGCAATCTAAAAATGCTGAAAAATGTTTTTATAGATTTGACCACATGAAAGGAATGGAGACAATTATTATAACTGAGGGCGAGATGGATGCACTAGCATTAGTTCAATCTGGATTTATGAATGTTGTATCTGTTCCAGATGGTGCAACCGCCCCAAATTCAAAACCTAGTGATAGAAAATTTAGCTACCTTATATCGGCAGAAGATCACTTAATGAGTGCAAATACTATTATATTATGCACAGATTCCGATGGGGCAGGTAAACACCTGAGAGATGAATTATCTAGGCGTATAGGTAGGGAAAAATGCTTTAGAGTGGTATATCCAGATGGATGTAAGGACATGAATGATGTACTTATAAAGCATGGAGAAGATGCGGTTCAGGATATTGTAAGTAATGCACATCCATATCCTATTGATGGTGTTGTTATGATTCAAGACATTGAAGATGATGCCATTGATTTATTATTAAAGCCACAAGTTCAAGGTCTATCTACTGGTTGGTCTAGTGTTGATCCTCATTATTTAGTAAGTCCATCAGAGGTTACTGTTATAACTGGTGTGCCAAATATGGGGAAGTCTGAATGGATGGATTCTGTTATGATTAACATGATACAATCTTATGGGTGGAAGTTTGGTGTTTTTTCAGCAGAGAACTTTCCAGTTGAACACCACTTATTAAAACTGGTTGGTAAATTTACTGGAAAGCCATTTTGGGGAGATGAAAAGTTAGATGAAGATACAGCCAGAAGTTCAATGAAAATATTAAATGAGCATATAAAATTTATTGGAACTCAGGAAGATTCCGTTACAATAGAATCCATTATAGAACAAGCTAAGATTTTAAATTTTAGATTTGGTTTAAATGGATTAATTATTGATCCGTGGAATACATTAGAACATAAGTTTGGAGATGGTGAGAATGAGACTTTATATGTTTCAAGGGTACTTGCTCAACTAAGTGCATTTTCCAAAGTTAATGAGATGCACATATGGGTTGTAGCACACCCTAGAAAGATGGAGAATGGGGTTGATCGTAAACCAGTTGTGCCTACACCATATGATATTTCTGGATCAGCTAACTGGTTTAATAAATGTGACAATGCAATTACTGTGCATAGACACAGAAGTGATGAGGAAGATTATGCAGGTATTCATGTTCATAAGATTAGATTTCAGTATAAAAATGGAAAGCCAAATCAAAATTCCCCCATTAAATTAAAATACGATATAGTTAGAGGAAAATATTATGAATACATCGAAGAACCTAAAGAAAATCTTTTTGAATAGGTTAGGAGATATGGATATAAATAAATGGAACAATCAAAGTATGGAAAGACACATAAGACATATGAGAAATAGATACTGGAAAGAATTTGACCAAGTATGGGTTAATTATAATAATAATAAAGCTACTTATCAGCAATGGGAAAAAGCACTTGATATGTGGCTTAATTCGGAGTTAATATGAAAAAAGAAAACATAACTAGAAAAAAACTTACAAAAGAATTTATAGATTTATATATTCATTGTTTACCTTACTGGAGATTAAAAAAGATTTGTACAAAACATTTAAAGAAAAAATTAAATAATCTTTCTGAAAAAGATTTTGTAAAAAAACTAGAGGAAAAACATTTTGGAGTTGATTCTGTTGCTCAATGGGATTTATTTCAAGAATATGTATCACAAAAAATATAAAGAGGTAAGCGTTTATGAAAGTTAAAAGGTATATAGTAACACCTGATAAACATTTTCCTATGGCTGATATGAAAGCTATAAGTGTTGTATGTCAGGCTATCGAGATTATAAAACCTGATGGTTATATTGATCTTGGGGATACTGGAGAATGGGAATCGGTTTCCCATTGGCAATGGAAGAAAAAGAAAAGACCACCATTAGAATATCAATTACCATTCGTTGCAAAAGAGATTGAAGAGGTAAATAAAGGAATGGATATAATTGATGAATCATTAGATAAAGTAAACGTAAAGGAGAAACATTTTGTTGAAGGAAACCATGAGGACTGGCTTAACAGATTTGTTGAAGAAAATCCCTACCTTGCTAAGGATTTTTTGGTTAAAAATGCTATTAAATTGGGACAGCGTGGTTATAAATACCACCCATTGGGCAAGATGCTTAAAATTGGAAAGCTCAACTTTTATCATGGACATCATTTCGCTGGTATTAATCACACTCGCAACCATCTGCTTCGTCTTGGTGGTAATGTTATGTATGGACACCATCACGATATACAGCAATCTTCCGTTACCCATATTGATGGAGTCAAATCGGCTTGGTCAATAGGTTGCTTAAAAGATATGAGTGCAGAATCAAATGAGTGGTTAGGTAATAGGCAACATAATTGGCAACACGCTTTTGCTATCGTTGATTTTTATTATTCAGGATTTTTTACAGTTCACTTAGTTCAAATAGTGAATGGTAAAACATCGTTGTGGGGTGAATTAATTAAGGGATAGACTTGATTTATATTATTTCAATTTATTATATTCAAACATAAGGAGAACGTATGAAAGAAATAACACAAGGAAAATTCAGGGTAGAATTTCCAGAAGAACTAACTCAAGAGGAGATTGATGCTATCAGAATGATGGTTGTAAAACTTCTTGAGCGTAACAACTGTAAGGTTGTTCCAGTTGAATAGGGAAGATGTTTATATGGCTACTATTTGTTGGGATGGATATGTTGATGATGATGGCAGGTATTTTGAAAATACAGATGGAGAACAAACAATAGTCAGATATAGCATAGACGATCTTCTTGAAGGAGTTAGTGAGTATCTTTTACTTTTCAAAGCTCGTGATCCATATTTGGAATGTGCATCATTTGAAACCTATGAAGGGCATGATGTCGAGAAATGGAAAGATATTACAGAATCAGTTAAAACCATATTAAAAGCAAAGGAGAAACATGGAAAATAAAGATTCATTCAAATTGTCAAAAGATAAAGATAACATTGTAGAGTTACTTTATGATCAGCCAAAACAAGGTCAAAATTCTTATGGTGCTTGGTATTTATATGGTGTAAATAAAGAAGGTCGAGAGACTAGCTTTTTTGCAACCGAGAACCTGCATAAGAAACTAAGTACATTTGGTAGAGGTGCTAAAGTTAATATTAGGAAAGATGAGTATGCCCCGGGTAAATTTGCATGGAATGTTATTCCTCAAGGAGATACTCAACCTAAATCTATATCTACATCTGCAAATAGCAGTATAGATAATAGAACTCACGATATTCACAAGCAGGTATGTTTGAAGTTGGCTGTTGATATGATAAGTACAAAAGACAAGGTGCTGACTACTGGAGAATTGGTTGTTATAGAAGCTAATATGATGAGTTTATTGAATGTATTAGAAGGTAAGTCACCATCTGAATCAACAGAGGATGATTCCCCATTTTAATTCTCTGTGAAGAAATCATTATCAAAAAAGCTAGATAAAGTATGGTCGGACAAAATAAAAGAATATGGTATGTGCGAATATTGCCACAAGACGAAACCCCTAAATGCACATCACTTTTATTCACGATCTATTCGCTCGGTTCGTTGGGATATTGATAATGGTTTTTGTCTCTGTGTCGGATGCCATGTGTTCTCCTCAAAATTCTCTGCTCATAAGACTCCTGCGGAGTTTGTTGAATGGGCAGTAGAAAAGCGTGGCATCCGATGGTACGAAGTATTAAAGGAAAGAAAAAATAAAATAGTAAAATTTAATGATGATGATTATGAGGAGATCATCACAAGATTAGCTCAAGAATCATTCAATTTTTAAGGAGAACAAAAATGAAAGATATAGAAAGAATAAGAGATAAAGTTAGTATGATTTGGAATCATACAGAATTAGAAATGTCAGATTTATCAAAAATTGGTTTACAAAAAGAATTATCATCTATTAGCTACATAGTTAATAGTATTATGAACGACTTAGACAAAATAACCACCTGCCATGTTTGTAGTAAGGATATATGTTCAAGTTGCTTAGATGACATGGCAAAATCAATTTAATGAATTGCCCCAATAAATCAATAACTAAACCTGTAAGCTGAACACATAAGCAAACAGGAAGATATGTGGTTAAGTATGTTTGTAAAAATGAATGACAGATGTTTTCTTATGGTTGGCACTAAAAGAAAACTGGGGCAAAAAATTAGTGGCGGTAGGAGACAGTAAAAGACTTTTGCTAGACTTTGACCTTTCCTACCTATGCTAAAAAGTTAAGAACCTTAACTATTTAAAGGAGAAATCATGAGCTATTGGCTACAATCACTACAAGAAAATGCCTTTGACGTTTTCATCGTTACTATTATCATATTTTCAATAATATCATATCACTATCTGGATAGATGGGATAGAAAAAAAGATAAGCAAGATATTATTGATGAAATAAGGGGAGTAAAATGATATTGTTTAATATTACGGAATGGGTTGCAACTTTCTTTTTTTTTAGTTTAAGCTCTCTTTTGTTTTCCATAGCTTTTTTAATTACTTTTCATGTCTGCCTACAAATCATAGAGAGGTTTTATTATGAAGGTTAGCCACTTTATGAGATGGGCAAAATCTATGCAAGATGAAGAGAATAGACTTATGCTAGTTAAGGGCGAGGAATATACTGTATCAGATGAGGATAAGTTTAAAAACTTTAAAAGCATTGGTGACAGAATGAATTTAAGAGCAGAGCAGGTAGCTCTTATTTATTTATTAAAACATATGGATTCAATAAGAAACTATGTGTTAAACGGCAAAGAAGTATCAGAAGAACCTATAGTTGGTAGAATACAGGATGCACGAAATTATTTATTATTGCTAGGCGGTATAATTGAAGAAAGAAAAAGTAAAGGAAAACCAAAATAAATTTGGCTCTATTCAATGGGTTATTGATGCTCTCGATAGCCATGTAGTAGAAACAAGATTTAGGGAAAATCATAAAACAGATGAAATCAGAGCAGATGAAGATCTCTGGTGGTGTCCAGAGTGTCGCAAGAAATGGAATATATTTGAAGGTGAACTCTGGAAGTCCTCTGATATGAAACTATGGGAAGCTAAGATATGTCCAGACTGCGATTTGCTTGTAAAATAGAGAAAGGTAAGATGTCCTTATTAAATAGGACTGAATTTGATAATGCTATATCTAAGTTGCAGGGCGAGTATTATATTGAACTAAAAGAAACTGGTGTACGCTCTGCCCAGCAAAATAACTATTACTGGAAGATTGTAGGTATATTGGGTGAGGAACTGGGATATACTGAACAAGAAATGCACTCCACTATAAAAAATCATTTTAATATAGATAGCACTAAAACGCTATCAACAAAAGAGTTTTCAGTATTCATAGAGCGTTTAATTAGATGGAGTGCTGTAGAGATGAACATAGTTATTCCTGATCCTAAAACTCTTCTTCAATCTTGAGTTTCATATTAAATACATCTGGAGCAACTTGACTCATATCAAGTTTATTTTGATCGAATCTTGCAAAGATATGCTCACTTTCTGCACCATCTTGAGTTGATCCATTATCTGC